ACTTACCAGTGTACTACTAATACCAGATACTGGAAAATATTCAGATACATTATTAAACATTCCCTCAGTACCGCTTACATATACACTCGACACATAATCCATCATGCTACCTATAACAGTTATTGTTGCCGGTCTGTTTACAGATATTGCATATGGGGCAACTGATTGAATAAAGGGGCGACCCGATACATATAAGGTTTCTGAATTTATACCAGGCTGTTCCATAGATTTCATTAATTGATAGTTATCATAAAGATGTTTAACTGCGGTAAAATTATGTTCAATTCTATAAATAGGACGAACAATATTTTCGGAATTCTTAAACAACCATCCTTTAACGGTAAAAGAAGTATCCGCATTAAACCGTAATGGTGTGGATTTTTCTAATTCTTCCGGATATTCCATAGTAATATCCTCATTCCACATAACCGCGCTTCGAATTTCAAGGGTTTTCCCTGTAATAGGGTCTGGCCAAGGCCAACTAATTATTACATATGGATCAGTATATGGAACAAAATTGGTTATAATTTGATCCATATCTATCTGATACCTAGTCATAATAGATACTTTAAATGTTATATCTACCGGAACCGGTTGTAATAAATGAAAAGCATATTTTTCGGGCGCCAATGCATTAACATAGTGTCCTTCATGCTTATTAAAAACCCTTTCTTTATCGCGCTTAATTCCTCCCATACAAACAGCAATTAAGGGTAAGGTTATGTGCTCTTGTTTATTTATTAAATCATGAAGAACTCGTTGTTTATGACCCCATAATAAAGGAATTTTAATTTTATCTTGTACTTCTCTATTCGCATTAAATCTTTTTATAACAATTTCGTTTAAAAAGTCTTCAAATTGAGCTATTATATTTCTTACTTCCCAGTGGAATGTTTGTTTACGTGGCATATTATAATACTTTCTCAGTATTATTTAGTCCAGTAAACAAATATTAATGTATTCTGTCTTTAAAGAACTTGGGCAATTTTATCCAATTTTCTTTTAATACCCTTAATATTTGCCCATCTAATATAAAAGTATCGGAATGATCATTTGAATGTCTAGTACATCGTCCACACGATTGTATAAGTGTTGTTAGCATTTTATTTTTATACCATACTTTGTCTTTATCAAACAAGGTTTTAATCCTTTTTGACCCTAAAGGTGGATATGGTAATTTTACTACTATTTGAAATCTTCCCAATTCATCTGGTAAATCTGTTCCATATGCTAAACTTGGAGACACTAATACTGTAGGATCTTTTCGATTTTTATGAATTTCTAATAATTTTTCATTATTAATGCCCGCTTCTCTATATATAAACCTTCGGTCTCCTCTAAAAAATTGTCTAAGATATTCATTAATTTTAAAATTATGTGTGTGTATTACACCTTTACTATCTTTATAATGTTCTACTATTTTCTTTATTTGATTTGCTATATGAGGTAAGTTTTTATCTATTTTATTATATCCTAAATCATATTTTGCTGCGCTACAATATATAGGAGATTTCTCATGATCAAATACACTTCCTAATTCTATATAAGCATAATCATCAATGCCTAATTGCTTTGCTAGATGCGCGGGATCTATAATCACCGCTGCCATTAAAATTACATGCCGGGCACGGTCAAATAACATATGCGCTAAATTGTTAACATGTAACGGAACAAACGAAACATCATCACCTGTATGTTCTATTATTATCTGTGATTTAAACCAATTACTTAATAATAAACGTATTTTATTGCTTAATTCATTAAGATATCTGTATCTTTTTAATTCTTTATTAAATTTCTTCGTTCTTTTATTTCTTTTAAGTAATACGTCTTTCTCCAATTGAATTACAATGTATGTAAGATCTTCATTTAACTTAGTGAGCCATTTCATTCCGTCTTTAGGATCTTCACTAAGTAATTTATTTATAGTATTAACCCCCATGGCGGTCATTAATTGTTTATAGTTTATTTCTACTGAAAAATGACCAACTAATTCGTCTTCTAATTCAGATGCCTCATCACAAATTAAAAATTCAGTTTGCATAACGTGATCAGGTAAATGTAATGCCATACTATAATTCATTACAGAAAACTTACTTATAAGAGCTTTATTTCGTGCATTATAATAAGGACAACCGCCCTTTGAATCGCATTCTTGCTTTTCTGTTGAACAAAATGCCATATCACATGTTAACGTGGGCTCTATGATACATTCATAATTGTTTTTTCCTTTTAATATTGCTACATTATCACCAAATAATTCTTTATATTGATCCTGCAATGCTTTAGTTACCGTTAATACACAGCCTCTATGATATCCAGCAGCCACTGCTTTAGAATCATGTATATACCCTTTATGTCCATCTCGTTGAAAAATAGTTTGATCATCCACCATATCAATGAAACGTTTAGGAGGACTTTTACAACTTAATGATACAGATGCTGCAATATGACTTTTTCCACTACCAGTAGGGGCACAAAGAATAATAAACTTTTTATTAGCTCGAATTGCCTCTTCTATTTCGTTTATTGCATCTACTTGTATGGCGCGAGGAACACCAGGAAAATTAGCTATTAAATTCATAATGATATTGTATATTACCTTTAAGATAATGTCAAGTTAAAATACCATATCATTTGTGGTTTTAGGGGTTTCTATAATAATTTCAGATTGATCTAAATCAACAAGGTTTTTAACACACTTACAAGGGGAATAAATTTGAAGTGTTGTATTATAACCAATATACCCTCTTCCGTAACATTTTTTGCAATTATCTGGCGGAGCCTTTATTAGTTTAAGTTGATATCTATCTAAATTTTTTGTCATTGACTCTGGTAATCTATATTTTATTCCAGACAATAAACACATGTACCAATTCTTTTTCATTTTTCTATATAATCTATAATATCATCATTTTTATGAATTGCAACAACACCTTTATCAATTTTGGTTGCACCATTATTTGTTAAAGAATATAAAGTACTTGCAATTTTAAATTTATCTGTTCCCTTTTTTGTAGAACTTACATAAGCTATTACATCTAAAACATATTCATGTGTTATCCATTCCGACAATGATTCTATAAATTGATTATATTCCTTTAAAAGTGTTTTACCCTTATCATTTAGGTCACTGTTACCGCTATTATCCTCTAATTCGTTGGTATTAAATTGTCTATTTAATTCTGTTAATTCTTCAAATTTCATAATACTAAATCCATTTCTATTATTATTTCATTGTTATAAAATTTTGTTTTTTTAGCAGGTGTTATTTTACGTAATTTTTCGTATAATCCTGGATTATTTTTCCCTAAACTACTTATTTTATAGTCAAACAATATATTATTTGAATCAATAAAATTTGACTCAAACGGTATTGGCATGGAATAAATAACAATTTTTTGTTTCTTAGGTGTTATTAAATGTAAATCAATGTTAAAATTATTTTGCTTAAATAAAATAAACTTACCTCTTTTTAAAACTCTTTTACCATTATATATTGTTAAATGTCGTTGCAACATTTGTTTTAATAAATTTTCAAAAGGTGTATTAGATATATCCATATACACCTATTTATGTCAAAACTCATATTTTCCAACCCGTTTTATCATTTGTTCATGAAAACAAGTTTATTATCGGCGCTCATAGATTCTAGATATTTTGTAAAATATTGCCAAAAATTCGCCTGTTCTTCTTTGGTTTTAACCGGAATAACTGTAATAACATCCACCCATTCACAACTTACATTCCTATATTCCTGCCAAAGTATATCCCATACAGTAACCATGTTATGCTGTGCTTCTGAAACAACCGGGGGATGAGTGGGTGGTTTAAAATGTAACGCGATATGTCCTGGTGCACTATTTAAAATATTGGTTGCATTAGTACATAACATTCGACGTGTCGGTTTCCAACCAGGTTTAGGGTGTCTTCTTAGAAATTTAAGCTCTAAGACATTTTGTTTAGATAACATTTTAAGACTCGACCATGTCAATCTCATGTAATTATTTATGTGTCGTCATCTAAAACTTCTACTAATATAGTTTGAATGGTAAAACATTCTGATGAGGGCTCTTTTGGATTATCTGAAGGAGTATTAAATTCATTAGTGTAATAAATTCTACCAGTTTTTGTCGGAGAATTATAAATTTCTATCAATTGACGTTTTATACATCCTAATTGGTATTTTCCGGGTTTACGGCCTATAGATGCATTTTCAGTTATAATCCCGCAATCCTTAACTATGTATTTATATATTTGTTTTAACGTGCCTTTATACCCTTCATCCATACATATCCTATGATTTCGAGTTACGTTTTGGTTTCTTAACAATAGCGAAGATTCTTTCTTCATTTAAGAAAATCAATTTTTTACCCGAAAATGTAATCATAGGAATGCCACGATCTGAAGGAAACATAATTAAAACGCCTGGCTTGACGTTCTCAGAGCACTGTGGACCCATTTTTAATACTTTAGCTACACGCCAAAGTTTATTTGTAATTTCTTGCTTCAACCAAATACCATCACGAAGTACCTCTCCATGTTCATTCTCGTCGACATATTCAGCCATTATGATATCATGTAAGGGTGTTTCTATGTCCCAATCATTTGGTATACGTGTAGATCCTGTTTCATCCATCTTAAATGTTGGTTTAGCACCAACTCGATCTTCACGCGCAGCTTTCAATTGTTCTGTTTGCACTGCTTTAGTTGTTGCCTTATCTGCTTTTACAAAATCTGCTAATCTGCTCATATATATTATTTAATTAATTTGGTTTGTTTTGCAATATCAATATTATGATTATTTATCAATTCTTCTACTTCTCTTGTAGACATTTCATAATTATATGCCAACTGTTTAATTAATTGTATCCTTTCCGGGTTCGCCTTTTTAATTTCTTTATTCTTTTTAATATAACTTATTTTTTTAAATTTTGTTTGTGGCATAATAGTTAAAAACGCCTTATACCACATATCTTTATCATCAAATGCAAGCCATAAACGATTAAATGTTTGGTTTATTAATTTAGACATTGACGTTGAATACATACTAATCCAACGGCATAACATATAAGGTTGAAATTGTGAACTTGCATCACAATCCTGTAACAAATTACCACGTTTCTTATATAAAATATCGTTTATAAATGTAAAAATGTTTGTCATTTTGAAACTGTTATTTTTGTTGTTGCTATGAACATATCACGAGTAACCCAAGTGAAATAATTTTCAACTTCCTTTATGAATTCCATTGCAACTTCTTCACCGAAATTTGTACTGTATGCATGTTCTGGTGCTTTTGACCCGGCGTTAATATTGATTCCGGTGTGACCAATGGCGGCCCCAGGAGCCATATATGTTATGCTAACACTTGCTTTCTTTGGTTCTTGCGATCCATGTATTGCCACCATAATATCATCACCGTCTACCATTACAGCCGACGCAGCAGTTGGTATTTTATTAAGAAGATACTTAGAAAGTATATTGGCAATTCCTGAATTAAATAACCGTTGAAATGCTACAGCTCCAAAGCAATCTGTAATTAATGGTATTTCCCAACAAAAATTAATCATTTTTTCACTATAAATATAATCCTTTGCAAGAATATCTTCTGTATCAATCATACCCGCAGCTTCAACAATTGCTGGCGCAATAAAAGATACTATATCTCCACACGGAGAAGTATTCTTTCTAAAATACTTATATGCAAATCTTTGATGAATAAATGGCCCGTTATATATTGGTTGATCTGTTATAATCATTTTACTCCTAAATTATTTTATAAATCAATTCTGTCAAGTATATCTTTTAATTCAAATATTAATTCATTAATTTTATTAACGTTATCCTTTATAGAATATGCCAATGGTGCAATATTCTCTACGGGTACAGGGGTATTCTGTTCTTTGTCATCTCCGCAATTTATTGGGTTAGTAAGAATACTATTTAATTTTGTTTTCAAAACATTAAAATGTTCACCAAAATTATAAATAGATTTTGTCAATTCATCTATTTGAATTAATATGTTTTTTTTATCTCCATTTTTTACTTGTTCTTTCATATTAGTATAATTAATCATTTCATTTCTCCTTTCAAATTCACAATATTATTACTTTATTATGATGTTCTTTCGTTAATTTCATTTTTTCCCTTTAACATTTCAACTACTTTATCATATCCACCTAATTTTTCAACTTCTTCCCATGCTTCTTTCCAAATCCATGAACTAGTTTTTTCCGAATTAGTGTTCCATTGCGGATGAAATCTCAAACAACCATCATCTTCACTAATAGCCCACTCACCATATTTTCCAAAAATATGATATTTTATTTTATTTGCTTTCATAATTTACTCCTTATTTGTTTTATAACTTAATGGATCTATTTCTCCTATTGTTTTAAATGCCTTTAATCGTTTTTGGCATGCCAAACATTCGCCACAACTTAAAGTATCTCCTAAATAACAAGTATATGACTCATTATAAACATCTATAGAATATCGTTTTATAATCCTTTTTAAGGTTTGTACCTTTGTTTCGTTTATTAATGGTGTATCAATTACAATATCAAGATTTTGTCTTTCATCTTCATGATATGTCATTCTATAAAAATCATCAATAAATACATATTCTTTCCCACGTATTGGTCTGGTTAACCCACATTGTATTGCTAGTTCCATTGCCCTAAAAAATACTGAACGCCCATCTCTATAATTTTCTTTATCTTCTATGCATGAACCAACTGCAATTGTGTCACAATTGTTAACCTGTGCAACTGATGCGGCTAACATAAGAAAAATACCATTCCTCATAGGAACAGCAGTATTTTGATCGTTTGAATTTTTATTATTAATATCAATAGAATAATCGGTTAAACTACTTCCACCTATTTGTCCTAATGGAACATCTAATACTATTCTTTCAATATTGTATTTATAACAAAGTCTTTGTGCCGCCATGTTTTCCATGTTAAAATTGCGCTGGCCATAATTAAATCCTAAAGATAAAATATTTGATGCACCGTAATTCTCGATGTAATCAAGCATAACGGATAAACTATCCATGCCACCAGAATGAAGGACCATTTTTTTCATAATTTTATTCATCTTTAATAAAAACTTTAGTTAATCGATCGTAATCTTCATCTCGTTGTTTTACACTTTTATAAAAAACATTAATCGGTTCCAACCCTTTACCTGTAAGAACAGAAAGTAAAATTGACGAATAATATAATCCATCTTCATACAATGCTTCATGTTGTTGAAACAATATAAGATAATCTGTAGTAATAACAGTTTTGCGGAGATCATTTAACTTTATATTCATTTTTCCTCTTTCGTTTCTATTGGATGTTTACAATTAACTGCGAAAGAAAGCCATAGTGCTTTAGCCTATGGATGAATTTCGCAAACCTTTCATACCTATAATATAAATTATTTTTCAAAAAAAGCAAGAAAAATTTAGATGATTAATATAAATAATTACAGCTACAATGAAATCAATTAAAATCAAACTAAAGCATCAGAACCAATCTAAATTGAATAAGCTTCAATCTACTCTTTCCACTCTTCAAGAACTAACTCCTATCTATTTAAAAGATAAACTAACTCAATTAGAAACTAAAAGCTTCAAATCAGCCAAAAGTAAAGAAACTTATAAGAAATATAGAGATCTTTATCCTAATATCAATTCAGGCATACTTCAAGCCTATTTAATTAAATTAGATCAAACTGTTAAAAGCTATATTGCTTGGTGCAAAAAGAAACATAAGCTGGTTGAGTTTCCTAAAAACATTAAGACGTTTATTCCTTTAAGAAACGATCTGTTTCATTTTGAATTTAATAAAACAAGTAAGAGCTTCAATGCTTGGCTGAAGCTTCTTCGTACCTACTTTCCATTAAAACTATGCAAATATCATCTTAAAGCTCTGGCTGATTTTGAATCTATATCAGATAGCTCTATTATAGTCTATAAGAACGAATTATATCTACGCTTAGTATTTAATACTAAAGAAAAACAACTAAAAACCAATAGTACTTTAGGAATAGATATTGGAATAGTTAAGCCGATAGTCTGTTCTGACGGTAAACAATTCGGTTCTGGTGCTTATATTAAGCATAAAAAGCTCGAATTTAGTAAAAAAA